ATGCTTTTGCAGGAGGCATTTTATTTTTATAACTATATGGTGTATTGTATTTTTTAATCTTACCAGAAACTCCTTTATCCTGATAAATACCATAATCAACCATAGAAAAGCCAACTATGTTAAATCCATTTTCACTTACAATTTCACCTTTAATAGAATTATATAATTCTTTAGAACTATTCTTTCCACCTTTGGTTAAATTACTTCTTGATTGTTGGATAACATAATCCCTAAATTTAATTAAAGTCTTTTGAACTTCTAACATTTGCTCATTTGGTTTTGTATTACCATATCAAAAGTAACAGTTACACCTGCCATTTTATTTTCAAATCTTTCTGTAAAAAATTCACAAGATGGTGTACCTGCTAATTCATAATCATCACCAAATTTACCCATTCTTAATACTTCCAAGAATCTATTAACTACCATTAATTGCGTATTTAAAACATCTTGCTCATTGTCATTACCTAAAAATATATCAGTTGTTAATGATTTACTTTCATCTACAATATCCATACATAATATAGACACATTGTAATTCCAAGTTGAACCTAAATATGTAGCTGAATTAATTATAATATGACTTAAAGGAAAGATTGTAAGCTTGTTTAAATCAACTTTAAATATGTCTCCAATAGTAACTGTATTTACAAATAAATCTTCCTTTAATTGGTTCTTAATTGCTTGTGTTATTTCGTAATAATGTGATGTCATCTATTTTGTCTTTTAATTAAATCAGCTTCTATTTTATTCTTTTCTTTTTCAAATGTTAGATATGTTAAACATTGATTAATTGGTAATCTTGTAACTGAGTCAAATCTGTTAATGTCTCCTTGAGCAAGAGCATAGAGGCTACTGTACCATCCATATCTGGAGTTGAATAATGCCGTTGCAGAATATTCTGTACCTCCTTGTCCTTCTCCAAATAAGCTATCGTAGCTTTCAATAATTCGTTGCCTAAACGATAAAAAAAAACCGTAGCACCTAAACAAACATCTAAAGGAGCAAACTTCATTACTTCTGCATAAGTTATAGTTCCATTATAATCTTCAATCTCATACGTTCCATTTAAGCCTTTCTTTTTAATTGGTCGATATAATACTGCCATAGCTTTATGTATCTCATCCCAATCGGTTATATACGTGTCTAAATCTGTATACTCTCCAAATGTCATATCTTCTAAATTAGGAATGAAACCAAATTCAGTTCCGCCCATTTTAAATGTAGATATAAAAGAATGATTCTGGTTAAACATATTTCCAATAGATGTAGTTATATCATTTACATCTTTATATTTAATTGAAGCAACTTCTTTTAAATCTATTCCACAAAATATCTGTACCATCTTTTGATGCAGGAACTCGGAATCTTCATTGTCTTTAGCTATCTTTAAAAAAGCCTGATATTGTGAAAGTTTTATTTCACTTAATTTAGTTGGTATTGTTATTTCTAATTTCATTTGATTTGTTTTTTATAATAATAAAATAATGTGTAAATTGTATTAAACAAAAAAAAGTTCACAAATAATTAACGTTCACAAATAATGAACATTAAAAATAAGTGAACAAAAAAAAGACCAGAAGGCTGTTCTTACGGGAAGCTCTACTGGTACTTTAATTAAATTACTAACCTTGTGTTTTTCTTATAGCCATTTCGGATTATCAGTTCCGATGCTTACATAAGAGCAGGTTTACTGACTAATGATTTGCTTGTACTCCAGATTACTGTTAAACCTTTTTCATCCTTTTAGCACCATCATTAATTAACAGTTAGCATTAGTAATTTCTTTTATATCTATTGCAAAGAAGTTCTGTTTAAACATATCTCTGAATAGTGTAATAACCATTTGTTCGTTTGCTGCTATTATTTCAGCATACTCATAATCTTTCTCGTTGTCAGCGTATCTGTACCAACCTTTAACTTCGTATTGTTTCATAATGTTTGTTTTAAGATTAAATATATTTTACAAATATAATACTTTTTGTTAGTTATATTTTACTTTAACATTTATTTAACTATTCAAATAAGCACTTGCAACTTTATACATCTCTTGCATCTTTTTAATCTCACCTATATTACGTGGCAAATTAATAACCACTTCTATATTCTTTATGTGATGAATATAACATTGTATTGTTGAAATTATTTCTCCGTATGTCATTAGTATATAAAGTAACTTCCTTTGTTTAAATTTCCTAATTGATATGTAACACAATAACGCAATGGGTCGATAATATGATTGTGGGCATCTATTGGAGTTTTTGACCTTTTTTCTAACCAACAATAGTTGTTTAATTCTTTTATTAGATTAATTGATTCAGGCGATACTATTAAATCATAATCTTGCAATACACTAATTCCATAAGTAACAGAATCTGGCCCTTTAATTGCAGGAACTATATTTAAACCTAATGTAGATAATTCACTTATCAATCTTGGTTCAGCTGAATCAGCAACTATTAAACAATCGTCAGCGTGTTGTTTATTTAGATTGTATATTTGTGAAGTAGTTAATCCGTGAAGATAAAATCTTTCATTAACATAAATCTTTTTATTTGTTATATCTATATTACATTCCACTAAAGTTGAAGCATCTGAAGCAAATCCATAATCTTGTCCAAAAATAGATTTACCTACGTGTTCATACTTTCCAATTGTCCAGTTAGTAAATATAACTCCTTCTGCTTTATCTAACCATCCACCTAATATTTGATGTTTATACTTTTCTGGTCTACGTTTCTTTATATTTTCAATCTGATTAATAAATGATTCAGAAAGGTTATGTATATTATCTTGGTATGTTGTATGTATATAAGTTGTGTCTCCTTTAATTAAATTACTACCCGCTTCTATTCCTTTATCTTCAAAGAATTTCTTATAAATGAAATGTTCTTTTGTTGCAGGATTCAATACAAGTAAAACTCTATTCTGAACTCCTTTAGTTCTTATACTAAAATCAATCTTTTCAAATATTTCTTCGTCATTTAATTCTTCTGCTTCATCTAATACCCAAGTTGTAACTCCTGCTAAAGATTTTAAACTTGCAGTTTGTGTTCCACTACTTGTTTTAATACCTTTAAAGATGATTTTAGACCCTGTTTTAAGATTTACTATTTCATCCTTCGTAATATAAAATTCGTGGCTTAAATTGGCTGTTTCAATCTTATCTATAAATTCAGGAATAATAGAAACATTTGCAGATGTTAAAGTATATCTTGTAAATAATATAACGTGTCCAACTTCATAAGTAAGCAACAATAGAAATGAGTTCAAAGAATATGATTTCCCTGAACCCCTTCCACCTGTAATTACAAAGTATCTACTTTCACTTCCTAATAGATTATATTTTTCATTCAGATTTATTTCCAATTTTAAATATATCTTTTATGTTAAAATCATTTACATTATGTGTAGCTTCTATTATTTCTTTTGGCTTACCAAATATATGTTCAGCAATAAACAACTGTCCTCTTTGTGATTCCATTAGTGTAGATTTAACAAAAGCTATCTTTGTTTCTTCTTCTGTATCTTTATTGTAAAGTTCACCTAATGCTTTTAAAAATATATTGTTTACTTTTTCTTCTTCTACTTTTGGTTTACGTCCAGCGTTTTTATTTCCGCCATTGTATTTTCTTTTATCTTCCATATTCAAAAAAGTTATCATTATTGAATTAAAAATAAACATTTTTGTTTATTGTTTATCTTTAAATCCATTTTTCAATCTCATTAAATTATTTGCTCTTTCTTTTATCTGTTTAAATTCAGAATCAGTTTTAACTCTTTCAGATAAACATTTATCACAATATAAATTTTGAGTATTACCTGTAGTTATTATTATACTACATAGATGGCATAATGTTGCACCTATTCCTCCATTTAATTTATGTATTGGTTTCATATTTTATGATATTTTTAATGTGCTTTTTTGACCTTTTTCAAATGCAGATTGTATCTGTTGCTTTTCCATTTCTTTGGCTTGTTGAAATAATCCTTCAAAACTCATTTCTTGTTCAAATGTTAGACTTAATGATTGTTGTAACCATTGTACTGCTGATTGTTTCATTCTGTTCCTTTTTTAATTAAATAATACCATAGCCAAATTAACTTTGACCTTATAAACTCATATGCTAACAACACTAATATATATTTCATTCTTCATCAGTTTTATATTCCCAGAAGTATTCACATTCTAATCCTTCATTAGGTGGTTTACAAAAATATGATTGTCTAAACTTACTTGGTTCTGCTTTATATCTATAACATATAGATGATAGTTCGCAGTTGTTTCCTGAACACATTGTTATATCTGGCATCACAATAATTTTTTAGTTGCTATTTCGTATTTTGCTGGTTGGGTTATTAGTTTTAGTAATATGAATAAGCGTTCTGCTTCAGAATAATCTATTCTAATTGACGGTTGTTCTTCATTTCCTTGCAATCCATTTCCATCATCTATAATACTCATAGCTATCATTCCTTTTATATGCTCCTGCCATTCTCCTCCATTGCTATAATATAAATTATGAAATTTAATATTTCCTTTTTCTAATAATTCATAATCATACTCGTGTATGTCATCTATAAAAATTTGTTGTTTCATCTTAATTGTTTTTATTATGTTCTATTACTTTCATATTCATATCGTAGATAGCTTCTAAACGTAGTATCATTACATTGTGATGTTCTGTATCTTTTGTTTGATTAAGAAGGTTGTTTAAGTTGTTTATTATTTTGTATTCGTATGCTGCTTTTTCAAGTTTGTTTATTCTTAAATTACTTTCTTCTAATTCAATTTCTAATTCAGATACTTTTAAGTTTTTCTTTTTAAGTTCTAATCTTAATTCTTCATTATCTTCTGTATTTAATACATTTTCTTCATCCATTTGATTTACTATTATGTTTCTTAAACTTCTTAAATCTCTATTAAACTTTTCATACATTTCATAATTATTTAAAGAATGTATTACAGTAGCGTGATTCTTATTTACTGATTCAGCTATTTCTTGTAATGTCATTTTAGGTTTAAAATGTTTTACCAAATAGAAGTATAATGCTCTTGCTTCTATTATATTATGCTTTCTACTATTTTTAGAAACATCTATATCAGTTTCTTTTAATATTATTTCTTTTAATCTTTCTGTTATTTCCATTTTGTTTTATTTTAAAGTATTCCTCTTAATACATATTGGTTTAAATCTACATCGCTATCTTCTCCAAAGAAGTATTTATAATTATCTATACCTTGTTCAAGTTTACGTTTTCCTTTCTCATAAAATTCATCACTACATTCAAATATTCCAATGTCTAAACTTCCTTTATCTATACATACAAAAACAAATTCATCTACGTTAAACATTTCCCTGTATAGATATGCTTGTAAATCATAACTGTATTTATCAGCTGAATATCTAAATTCATTTAAACCAGTAGTAGTTTTTAAATCAACTATCATATTGTCTTTTAATATATCTGCTTTTGCTCTAAATGGTATTCCGTTTATCATTGCTATTTCTGGAATCTCAAATTGTGCTTTAGACATATAGTGTACTGCTTCATCGTTTCTTAATATTGCATCAGCTAATCTTTCAGCAGCTTTAATCTCATTTGTAGTGTAAACTTCTTTACCTTCTGCTTTTGCTTCTTTGTATGCTTTTCCTGCTTTAGTTGCTACATCTACAATAGTTAATTCATCTATTTTATGTGGCTCTAAAATCATTGTATGGAATAGTTTACCATCACGTAAAGGTTGTGTTTCACTTTGCCCGTACTTTGTAACGTACTTATACGTTTTAGGACTTGATAGTACCATTTTAAGACTTGAACTACTTAAAGCCTGTTTACCAAGATAACCATAATAGAATGAATCATCATACATATTATCAATCAGTTCTTGCTTATCCCAAATCTTGTTGTCGAATGTTTTAATTTTTGTTTCCATTGTTTATTATTAGTTTTAGTATGTAATCGTATGTTGCTAATTCTCTTTCTGTACTATCAATCATTATCTTTAAATGGTCATCAGATGTTAAACTTTGTCCTGACATTAGTTCACCAAGGTATTGGAACAATTCCCTATCTAATACCTGTACTTTAGATTGTATTGTAAAGTATGCAGCTTCATTCATATTCTTATTTTATCTAAATTACTCATTGTTTCATCATAATTTAATATTTCTCTAATTTGTTGTGCATAAGCATCTGATTCATTCCAATCTTTTACTAATGCATTAGCAATTAATTCTAATTGTTTACGTACATAAACATTGTCAGTTGTTTTCATAACCTCTATACAGGTTTCTAATTTGAATAAAATTTGTAGTTTGTCCATTTTGTTTGTTTTTAATTGTTATCTGTTAAATGCTGTTTTTGTTGTGCATAGTTTACTACCGTTTTTAAATTTAATTAAAACGTGTGTTCTATTAAATTCTAATACTTCAGCTATCTTACCAAAGTAGTTTACTTGTTGTCCTATTGTCATAATTTATATTTGTTTGTTATTATTATTTTGTAAATGTAAACATTATTTGTTTATAAAAAACATTTTAACAAAAAATTAACATAAAAAAAAACAATCATTTCTGATTGCTTAATTTTAAATTAATAATTTTTCTATATATTTCATTAACCCTTTCAGAGTTTAATCCTCTATTATAATTGAATTTCATTATACGTTGGATTCTTTGTAATGCTGATTGTTTACTTCGTGTCATATTGCTTTAATTTTTCTAAATATAATATCATATCCATTGCTTCTTGTTGTGCGTGATTTAGCCATTCTAAACGTGTTAAATCTGTTCTATCTAATGTAGTACCATATTTATTAATTCCTACGTTAGAACGTTGTTTAAATTGTTCTATAACTGATTCTACTATACTATCTTTCATTTACTAAATCTTTTAGAATGTTGTGTGTATAATTCCATAACCTTTTTAGATGCTTCATATTCTGTAAATTCTATTTTTGTTTTATCTATTTCAAAAGTATATATCTTTAAGTTGTCTGATATTTGAAACTTAATTACGTGATACATTTTTGTGTTTTGTATTGGTTGTATAACATAAGCTAAATCATTCTTCCAGCATAATCTCATTGCTTCTATTTCATTTTCTTTTGGAGAATACTTTTCTAATTGCTTTTTAGCCATTTGTAACATCCTTTTTAAATATTGATTTTAATATTACAGGTGACCAAGTTTGTGTTAAACATAAATTATAAAGCATTTGCCCTAATTCATCAATATCAATGTCATCATTTTCTGTTTCTATTGTTGATGTTTTTCCGTAAGATGTGTATGTTAATTTCATTAGTCTAATTTTAAAAATTCTGTTTCTCCGTACTCTTTAAACCATTCAGCGTTTTCTTTGTATTTGTCTATTACTGCATTTATAAATACTAATTCATCTAATGTACTTGTTTGCAGTTTAGAAACTATTTCTTCTATACTTCTTAATATATTAGTTGTTGTTTCAGGGTCTGTATTGTAGATTATTTTAAATTCGTTTCTTACTGTTTCTTCCAAGTCTTTATTTAAACTATTTATCTTGTGTTTAATCTGTTGCTTGTACTGTGTTGTAAAAATTAAACTTTCATTTGATTCTAACAGTAACTGACTTAATATTACTGATTTTAAATATTCCTGTTGTATTATGTTTATTTCCATTTTAATAGCTTTTATAGTCTGTTATTTCTTTTACTGGAATTAATACTGCTTTAGATGTATTATTATCTCCCATACTTTTAATGCTTCCTTTATCATAGTATTTTTTAAATACTGATTTTAATCTTTCAGTTTTTATAATTAAAAGAATGTCATCTTCAAATTTACCACTAAAAATAAATACCCAATATTCAGCTAAACTTTTATTTATCCCAGATGGTTTTCCTCTACTTTCAAATTCAATAGCTATGTTACCACTTCTTGCTATCCAATTGTCTCTTTTTACTTCAATCATTTTATCAGTAAAAATAGAACCTAATAATTCTTCACCTACTTGTCCAAATTTTAAATCATATCTAAAATCATTGTTAAATTTCATCAGACTTGTATTCGTTGTAAACCCGTCTTAATTCATCAAGCTTACCTTTCCAACAACTTGCACAAGAACTTATCTGTAAACGATAGTTAAATACGTTAAAATAGATGTCTGATACTTCTTGTTGTTCTATTGCATTTAATGTGCTTTGTTCAGCAGATAAATACTTTGTTAATTTATTATAATCTGATTCATTTAAACAGTTTATATTTCTGTTGTAAGGGAATAAATTATTTAGTTTAACTTTTCTTTCATCGCAGCCACAATCTATACCTGTTGCTTCGCTAAACATTTCAACTACTTTTTTAATTCCTGTTGCTTCTGTGATAGCTTCTATTGTATCACCTAAACCTTGTGCTTTTCTTTTTGCCATTTTTATTTGTTATTAGTTATTTTATTTGATTTTTTAATATTATCTATTGCCCATAAAGGTTGAAAATTACTATAATGATTAAGTTTTATAAGTTCTTCTTCATCTTTCGCAAGTGATACAGGATAAATGTGGTCTAAATGCCATTGTCCTATATTATTCCAATTCATTCCTTCTGTAAATTTATTTTGTAAATGTTCTTTAAATTCCTCAAATGTACATCCTAAAATTTGATATGTTTTAGAATTTTTAGAATATCCATTTCTTCTAAAAGATTGTTTTATTAAAGTTCTTGTGTTATTAGTTAATTTAAATAAAGAATCAATTTTTACTTTATTATTTCTCCAATCATTACGATATTTTTCAATCTTTTCTTTATTTTCTAAATAATGTTGTCTTTTATAATTTGCAATTTTTTCTTTGTTTCTTTCACTATAACTTTTATTTAATTCAGCAATTTTTTCTTTATTTTTTAATTTATATTCTTTCTGATAAATTTGTTCTTTAGTCATAATTAGTACATCATATTATAATCATTATTTACGTAATCGTCATATTCTTTTTGAAATTTTTGTTTAAGTATTTGTTTATAATTCTTAATTGAATGAAAAATAGAAATTAAACTAATTGTAGTTTCCGAGGCAATATCTCGCATTGACATATCACTATCACGATATAATTTAAATAATTTTTTATCATACCATCCCCAGTTTTCTAATTCATCGTCTATAAGCATACAAATATCATTATATGCCTTGTGTTCTTCTACGTTTGAATCATCAAATAATTCCCAACAACCATCTATTGGTACTTTAGTTATTTTCATTTTCTTGTTGTAGAACTGAAAGAACAAAGATTTTAAAGTAAAGAACATATATCCTTTTCTGACTTTTCCACTTGCGTCAATAAGTTTAGAAGCATCAGCATATTTTATCAATGCTATATAACTTTCCTGTACTATATCTTCAGCGTAATCATATTCACCAAATTTATGAATTATTTCAATCCATTCTTTGTGGTGTTTTGCTACATTTTCCAACCACTTGAAGTCGTCCATATAAATGAAAATGAAATTACTAAAATTAAAACTTGTACAGTGTGTTCTGTTTCGTCATCAAATTCATCATCGTTATATAATGCCCCGAGCATTACACCTTTAATTGGATTTATAATTATATCACAATCGTAAAATTGTGCTATTATAAATGCAGTACATAAAATAAAACCTAAAGTGATTAATACCATATTAAAATAATTTTGCGTTTACTTTTGCTACTTTCTTTTCAGAAATTACTTCCTTTAATTGAATTGAAAAATCAATATGTGTTAATTCAGAATCAACTTCTAATAGTTCTTCAATGCAATCAGCTATGGGTGTTAAATTATATCTTGCTTCCATATCTGTTAATTCTTGTAAATATACAAGCTTTTCTTTTAAATCTTTAAAGAAACTTATTAACATTTTATTGTCTGAATGATAAAGTAACATTCTTTCGTTTGAAACTTGTAATTCTTCTAAATGGTTTTTTATTGTTGTTTTCATATTACATTTTTTTTAATTCTTCTAAAACTTCTTGATAATATTCTTTATATGTTTCTGATATTTCCATATTTGCTAATATATAAATTACTGTAAATATTGCACATTGTTTAGCTTTTTCTTTTCCTAAAATTAAATCAACATAATAAGGTAAAAAAATATGTGATGCTTGTTCTTTTGGTGTCATAATTAAAATATATCTTTTAATGGGTCGTAAAATGCTCCTTCAACTTGTGGCAATCCGAAATTATTTACTTTAAAACTAAAGTTTTCAAATGGTGCGTTTCTGGAACGTTTACAACTTACGGTTACTAATCCTTTATTTACTGTGTTTAATTCTAATTGTATTTGTGTTTCTGTTTTCTTTTCTAAAAATGAACCTAAATGGCCAGTTGGTTTATCTGTTCCAAAGTTAGAATGTATTACTGTTACTATGTGACAATTTAACTCTTTTGACCATTTCATTAACTTCTGGACAACTGCATTAGATTCTTCAATATTATTTACATCACTACATAAATCAGCAATACCATCAATTATAACTAATCCTATATCTTTTGCTTCAAGTTTATCGTAAAGATAATATTCTATAAATTCAACTCTATCTTTAAAACTTAATTGCCTTAATGCTAAAGTATGGTATTTATCTGTTTTTATACCAGTCATATCAATAGGCCTTTTAAATACGTTTGCAGCGTGAAAATTGCCTTGTTCAGTATCAAAATGTATTAGGTGCTTATTATCTCTATTTGCCTTTAAATCACCTCCAAATTGCTCTAAATCGTCTGCTAAATATATTGCTGACAATAATGAAACAAAAAATGTTTTTTTACTTTTAGGTGGAGCTTGTACAAAGCTAAAATTACCATAAGTTCCTATTGGTGTAGGATATTCTATTTTGCCATCTTTAGTTTCGTAGCTTTTAACACCAAATGAAATAGCTGGTTTTGGATGTGTTATCTTTTCTAATGGATTAATGAAACATTCTGCTTCAAAAACTTCCATTAATAATCTTTTTTCGTCTTTGTTTAATTGCATTTGTTTGTTTGTTATATTCCACAGAATCCAGAATCACATTCATTAAAATCATCATCAAAAAAACTTGCTTGGGTTCCAAATTTTAATATTTGATTAAATGAAACATCTGATAAAAATCTGTTTCCTGTTATTTGTTCTTGTTTGTCAAACCATTTAACCTTATCTATGTCTTTACTTGCCATATGTGAAATCATTAAAGGTTGTCTATTAACACATCCTACACAATTATTTCTGTATGCAAATCTAACATTTTTATCATTCCAATAATTATAAATTACATCTTTTTGAATATTATTTGCAATTAATGGAAATGTAACTTTTCTATATGGTACTAAACCCCATTTGTTTTGTGTTTTTCTTTTACCAATAATTGTATTAAAAAATTCTATTCCATTTTCATCAGCACGTTTTAAAACTGTTTCTGCTCTTGAAATTTCATTTGGTCTAAATCCTATTCTCATTTCTACAGGTAGCTCTGTATTTTCTTGTAACCAATTAAAAATAGGTTTTAATTTCATTTCTACAGTACAATACCTTGTCATTTTATTAGGTAAATAACCATAATTTTGTTTAATTACTTCTTCAAATGATTTACCTGTTACCCAAGTTATTTCTTGACCTATAAATTGCTCTAAATCTAAAATAGTATATATAATTTCATCCATTTCAGCAGTACCTATAAATTCAATTCCTAACTTATCAGAAACTATTTGCCTTGTTTTTTCATCTTTACCTTTCATCCATAAATTATCTTTATCATCAATACGTACTAATGAAAATATATTTATATCTGCTGGATAATGTTTTGCTAAATAAGATGATGTTTTACCACCTGATATGCTATTTACTGTTTTCATTTGTTTGTTTGTTTAAAAAAAGGGAACTTTTACATTCCCTTTTGAGTATAATTTTAGGTAGACTAATCCCTAAATTAATAATTAATTAGAAAGGTAAATCTGAAGCGATTTCTTCTTTAGTTACTTCTGCTTTTTTATCAGCAACTGATATAGTTCCATTTGTCCAGATTACATTTCCATTTCCTAAATACGTTTTAGGCTTCTTTGCTTCTCTTTCTTCTTTTGTTTGACTATCTGTTAAAGAAACATTTTGCCCCCATTGGTTTGATTCGTCATTTACTCCAATTGTAAAGTTGTAATAAACTGCACCATCTTTTCCTGATACAAATTTTTCTTTTGGTAATTTGTCAACTCTTAAACTAACATTAATTAATGCACTCATAATTTATTTATTTAATTTGCTTACCTTTTTTTACTGTTGTCAGCTATTCAGTTTTATTTATTTAACTTTTAATAATTCGTCTTTTACAACTTTAGTCATTTTATACTTTCCTTCAATAGTTGCAATATTACCACCATTTTTTAAATATTCAATAGCTTTATTAAATTCTGGTGTATTTTTATTTAACCATTTTTTATCATCTAATGCTGCACTAATTTCTTTTGATGTTAAAGTTTCTGCTTTATCGTGCTTATTTGATGCATCAGGGTCTTGTGTATCGTCAATTAAAAGTAAATTACCTAAAGCATACTTTTTAGCATAAGAACTTGCTGAACCAAATTTTTGTGGCATTTGCATTCCTTTTTGTTCTAAATCAACACCAACTATCGCTGATGCAGTTATCGTGTCTAAATCATCGTTTATTGAAGCCGTAGACTCTAACATTGGAAATTGTAAAAATTCTGTATGAACTATTGATTCTGTAATTGTAAAATTCACTTTGTATTTTTCATTAAATGGTTTTAATGCTTCTAATATATCTTCAGCACTTCTAAAGTTATATTTACCAAATGAATTGAATTTTGACTTTGATGCTTTAAATTCTTTTTGAATTAAAGACAATTTTTGATTTAATGTTAATTCCATTTTAATTTGTTTTTTAAAGGTTATATTCTTGAACTATTTTTAATGTTGTATAATCTACTATTTGACAATTATAATCTCTGTCTATTTCTGGAATATTATTCCAATAAATAAATGCTTCTTCAATAGTATTAAAACTATCTATATAATCTTCAAACCCTCCACAAGGATAGTAATTTCCAAATGTAAATAATAAATATCTTTTCATTTTAATTTGTTTTAAGGTTATAAAGTTCTTGTTTAATTATTGTCTTGTATTCTCTTGGGCAATTTTCATCTGCTAATTCAAAACAGTATGTTTCTAATGTTTGAAGATGGTTTTCTAATTTGCAAATTCTATCTTGCATTGCTTCTAATCTAAATCTGTTGTAATCTAATAAATCTTTCATTTTATAAATTTGTTAAAGTTAATACTAAAGTAAAAAATAATCCCCATAAAATAAATGCTAATCCGATGTCTTTTAAATTCTGTTTCATTTTGTTTGTTTTTAGTTTGTTATTTCTTTGGCAAATATATAACTGTTTTAGATATAAAAGTGTTAATGAAAAGTTAAAGTTTTAAAATAAAAAAAAGGGACACTAATTAAAGCATCCCTTTTCTAACAAACAATATATAAACAGAGAACTACAAAGATTCTAATTTAGAATTATAGTATTCAATCATTTCAATCAAATCTATATCAGCAAATTTAACTATTTGTTTTGATTTAATTAATAAAGTATCAGGTAAGTTATTATCAAATTGTGTTAAATACTTTGAGAAAGCATATTGCATACCTTGATTAGTAATGTTGCAACCATAACATTGTACACCTACATTATTTTCATCCCAACGTGTTGAGTAATGTCTACGTGACATAAAATGGCCACACTGAAGTTTTTTATAATGGTCTTTCTTATTACAAGTAACACAAGTAGCTATTTCATCAATAGCATCTTTACGTCTTATATATTTTGAAAAGACTGTATCTAATTTTATTACTAAACTTTTTCTTGTTGGTTTCTTCATATACAAATGTAATTATACATTATTAACAATCTTGTTTAAAAGTTTTTAAATCAAAGTTAATTTTTTTTATATACCTTCGTGGAGTCGAAATTAATATATATGAAAGTAAAATTTAAAATAAAAAACGAAAAAGATAGATTAAGAGAATTTATAAAAGAATTTAAAAGTGTAGAACATTTAAATAATTATAGAAATACTTTAATTAAAACAAATTGCTTTATATTTAAAGAAATTTATCTACCCTGACCTTTGTATTTCTTTTGATAATTTTTAGAAGATTTTAATTTAGAAGATTTTGTTTTTGAATGTACACCTGGTCTTGAAATATTAGTTTCTATACGAGTAGAAACCACCGTCTGTTTTGCCATATTAAATAAATTATAATTATAATTAAAATATATCCTATTGGATTAGAAGTTCTCTCTATATCTTTAACTTTTCTGTTTTGAGTTACTTTTGTGTCTTGTGTTTTTAACTCGTTTTTAGCCACTTTTATATCTTGGACTTGTATAGTATTATCTTTTGTCTTTTTGTAGCTTAAAACAACGTTTTTGTACGTTATTCCATTTACTACAATATCTTTACAAGTATCTAATGGAGTAATAGTAAACTCATCAATTACAATATCATTTTTAGTTTCTATTTTAATATCTTCTTTCGTCACTATTTTAGTGGAAATTTGGGACAAACTATCCTTTTTAACCTCATCTATTACTACCTTTCTTGTGCCACAAGATGATAACAATGTAACTACAATAACAGCTAATGTAACTGATAACCAAAATGTAATAACTCCTTTATTTTTTTTCATTTGTATTCGCTTTTAGCATCAAAACTCGGACAAGCCTTTTTAACACCTTTAAAATCTTTATGTCCCTGAACAATAGCATTAGGAAATTGTTTTTTAGCAGCGTTTACTAAATATAATAAACTTTCTTTTTGTTTTAAAGTTCTTGTGTCTTTTGGATTACCTGCTGCATCTATTCCACCTATATAACTAAAATGGATTGATTCTGAATTATATCCCTTTACACCGTTTGTAGGTTGTTCATATTTTGCTAATTCGTGAATAATACCATTCGCATCTATTAACCTATGATACCCAACAGATGTCCACTTTAAGGTATTTTTCCAATAATTTAAAATAGATTCTTTTTTAACATTTGGTTGCGTAGCAGTGCAATGAATTACTATGAAGTTAATATTTCTCATTTTGATAAAAGTTTTATAATTGTTCCAACTAATCCAGCAGTTAATAAACCTGCTACAAATTTTAATTGACCTATATAAACAGACTTTTTAGCCATATCAAGTTCGATAAACTCTAACTTTTCCCTTAGAACCTCTATATCGTGTCTTATGCTATCAATATCTGATATAACACCTTTATTACCATTTACTTTTGAACCAACTAAAGCACTTGAAATGTGTTGTAAATCTTCTTTAATTAAGCGAAGGTGTTGTTCCATTCGGTCTAATCTTTCTTTGTCTTGAAATTCCATTCTAACTTTTTAATTTTGCAACTATATCTGTAAATCCTTGAATGCTTACATAAGCAGTAGCTATTACAACCCAATCTTGTGAAGTTAAATCTCCAGCGAATAATCCACAACAGGCTATAACAAACACCATTAATTTGCGTGAAATTATCTTATTTAATATTTTATCTATATTATTCATAATTTACATATTGTATGTATGATGGTAATTCATCTTCTGAAATTTCAAATAAATCTGAATAATCAATTAATATTGGATGGTCTTCCAACTCTCCTACATAATTATCTAAATTTACTATTGTGTAGCTATTTGTACCTACTGAATTAATTTGTCTTATGTGTTTCATTATGTGAAGTATTGTAAGGTTAATGATATTACCCTCGATGATATTGCGGCCGTATGTGTTATTACAAACTCATATCCAGTATTTGTTACATTTCTTCTTAAAAAACAACTTCTAGTACCAGCTGAAACCGAAGTTGTTAATGTATTAAACATACCCACACCATAATATAAAATATCTAATGCTCCAGATAATCCAGTTGGACTCAATGGAGTTGGCATATCGACAGGTAATGGAATAACAACTTGTGTAATACTTCCCGCAGTAGTATAAATTAAATTTACTCTACCGGTTACTAAAGTACCTACTTGATTCCATTGATATGTACTTGATAAAATAATTGTCGGTGCAGTTCCAGTAAATGTAGGAGACAAGCTATATGTTTGTTCTGCTATATTTTTAAAAATTTGTTGTAATGGTATTGCAGTTACATCAGAGTTATTAGCTAACATTGTAAAAGGAGATTGAGCAGCAGCAGTAGCAGTAATAGTTAAATTACCGCTTCCTAAAATAGTATTTCCGTTTATAGATTTAATGTTTACAGTAGATTGTAAAGTATCTTGTTTTGATGCAGCTAATCCACTATATTGAGTGTTGGTTGCGTTGTCGCCAGTATTAGTTCCGCTTGTATTTCCAATAACAGTTAAATTTGCATCAGTAACATATCTCTTATTAGTTGAATCAGCTATGTCAGCAGTAGTAGCGTCTGCACCTGCAGTAACTAGTCCCTTTGAATCGTAAGTAATCTTTGTTTTTGTTGCCCCTGTTATTGCGGTATTTTTAACAACTAATCCACTTAAATCTTGGTCACCTGTATTAGTTCCGCTTAAATTACTTGCACTTATTGCTCCTGTAAATATTTTTGCTCCAGCAATAGTTTGACTTCCTGTTGTGATTGCTCCTCTTGCAGTTGCACTTGCATCAGGTAAATTAAATGTATGTGTACTTCCACTTGAATTTATAGCGAAGTCTGTTCCTGATGTTCCTACTGCAAAATTTTGAACTTGTGCTTGTAATCCATTTAAAGCAGTTAATCCAGCGGTAAATGTTGTTATTACCTCACAAAGATGACCGTTCTGTGTATGTAGTGTAATTGTTTTACCTGAAGTAGTTACATATAATCTAATGGCTAATCTATCATTAACTGTTAATACCGTTTCAGGAACTGCTAATGGTGTAAAATAAGCATCAATAGCCGTACCATTTGTTATTCCTTCAGGAGCAGCAGAACCACTTGCAATTAAAGTAAATGTAGTTCCATCGTATTTATATAATTCAGCATAAAATGAAGGTGAACCACCAGCAGAACTTGAAGAAAAGAAAAATTCTAAATTCCAATTACCAGCAGGAATAAGTAATAATGATGGGTCTGCAACATCAGTTATAAATGAGGCTATATATCCATTTGTATTTCTATTAAAGTCTGCTCCTGTTCCTATTATTGCAGTCTTACTAAACTCGTAATAAGTTGAACCACCAAAAGTTCCCTGACTTGTTCCACCATTTAAATAATAATTAACACTTGAACCACCACCTCCAGCACCACCAACAGAAGATATTTGACCTCCTGTAATTGTAATATTATTACCAGCAGTTATTACAGAACCATCTGCTGCTAATATTTGAGATGAAGTACCTCCTTGTTTTATTAATGTTGTAGCAGTTAATTCTCCTTGTTGGTTTACCACTAATTTATTAACTCCGTTCTTGTTTACTTCAATAGGATTTCCTGTTGACGAAGTTCCACTGTTTATAACTAAACCTTTATTTGTATTTCCTAAATTAACATCTATGCTTGATGTATTGTTTCCATTTCCATATACTATAATAGGTATTCCTGAAACTGATTCTGCTCTTATCCCAACTCCATTTTGACTATAAAGGTTTACAGTAACTCCTTCTAATGAAAATGCTGAAATAGCGTTGGCGTTTGTACCATTAGCACTATTATCCACATATATTGATGGGTAATTAGTAGAATTTGTTTCTACGACTAATCCATAATCATTAGTAATTCCGCCTATATATATTGTATTAGTAGTATTTGCACCTTTATCAGTAATTTGTTGAAGATTTTGGTCTCCTGTATTTGTTCCACTTATTGCCCCTAATTTAGTCTTTTCAGCACTTGTATAATCATTTAAAGTAGCACCTGCTAAAGTGCCATTTCCTAAAGGAACACTTGCATCTGTTCCAGTATCAGAATTTATAGTAAAATTACTTGAGGTTTGTGAAGTTGTTAAATTAGCACCACCACTTGATGAAGTAATTTGATTTATATTTACAGTCGTTAAATTTGGATTTACAGTTATTTCAACTGTTTCAGTTGTTTCGTAAACATTAATATCTATTATATCGTTTGCCATTATCGAGTTACATCATTAGTTATTGAAAAGTTTCCGCTTATATATGTTTTTACTGAACCATCTGCTTTTATTAATTCAATGTCATAAATATAATTTGCAGCATCAATATTAATTATTTGTCTATTAATTCTAAATAAACCACCTGCAGCATTTGTAATTGTTATACCCGCACTTGCAACTGAAGTTAAAGATAAAAATATTACACCACCATATTCTTTTCTTAATTGCATACGTAATGTACATCCAGTTAAGTTTAAAACTACTGAATTTAGAATCATTGCGAAATTAACCGCTTCAAATGTATCTCCTTTTATATGTGTAAAATCTAAAGCCATTATTTGTCTTTATTTAGTTTGTTTAAAAATACCTCTAACTTTTTTACGTTAGTTTCTTTTGGCTTGTATGTTTCTTTTATAGTACCCATCCTGTAAAATTTGCGTCTTTATCTGGATAAACATCAGCGTTTGAATTTAGATAATATTCAGGAAATAAAGTTTGATTAAAACTCATATAATCAATAAATCTATTTGTATAACTTTGAGCAACATCTCTTTCTTTTTCAATTAAAAAGTCTATTTCAGATTTTTCAACTGTAGAACTGTTTTCAGAATTATGTTTAAATACTCCTTTATTTGATACTTTATAAGCTGCGTAAGGCAAAAACTCTACCATTGCCCAATGTATTACCATAGGCTTTATATATTTGCTTAAAAGCGTTGTATATGGAGCGGCTAAATTACCTGCAACAATACCATCATTAATTTTGTCGTATAGTTTAGTTCCTAAATAATTTTGAATATGTAATTGTTGTGCTTGATAAATATATTGTGTGTAAATATCAGGGTCTAAATTACCGTTTAAATTAGTGAATTTAACTATATCATTTGTGCTTATAAAAAGTCCTTGTGCCATATCTTAATTAGTTTGTATATCCCATTTTATTCCAATACTCTTGTGTATATCCTTTTGTAGGCATATCACTTGGCTTCATAGACACTTCTTTTTCATTACGTATTCTATATCCATATTTTTCAGCTATTGCATTGCTTAATGGTTTTGCTTTAGGACTTGTTGGGTCTATTTTTACACCATCTAAATTAGCATAAGTTCTACGTAACCATTTATGCTCACATCTTGCTCCACCTTTATATAACCAAATAGAATATGTATCAGCACCTTTAACTCCAAATCCTGCATTTACAACTTGTCCACCCATAGAAATAATATCTTCTTTTCTATAAACTTTGTCAGCATTTATCATTTTATTGCAAAATTCTCTTTGCCCTGATAAATTACCACTATAAACGTATCTTGTAATGAAGTTTACACCATCAACAACCTTATCTTGTTCTGATTTATTAGTTGGTCTTGCAACTCCTGTTGTTACAAATTGCCACATTTTAGATAATGTACTTTCTTTTTTAGAATTTATGTTTTGTATTTCTAAATCTAATTCATCTTCAGTATCATAATCAACTTCTGTTTCGTCAATTATTAACCATTCTTCACCTAATGTTTCTCCTTTTTCAATTAATAAATCTGCAATAGAATCATTTGATAAATTATGTGAACACATTTTAACACCTGTTTCTTCTTCCATTGTTTCAGCATCCATTCCTGATGTATCTACAAATTCTAAAGGTTGTATTGTTTTGAAATATAACTTTAATGATATATTGTTAATAGCTAAAATAACGTCCAAGGCTTCAATTATTTCCAATTGATATGGTTTTATTACTATATTATCAAATAATAGCGTAGCAGTCTTTATTTCGTCTGCATTGTTACCTAAACCACCATCACCTGTTCTAATTCCTAATAACATTGGACTTGTAACTCTATGTCCTACAATTAATTTTTCAAAACATTCTTTACTTAAATATTCATAATGTGCAGGAGCATCATTTAAAGGTAAATCTTCTACAGTTGTTTTTGATTCAGCATTAGCGTTAAAAGCTACAATTACTTTTTCACCTCTTGCACCGGTAAGTTTTCCAAGTACTTCACGTTTCAATTTATCCCTCATTTCTTCTGTAGGGATGCCATTATTGAAATTGATTACTTTTGTACCACTAAAACCGTTTTGGCAATCATTGATTTGATAATCTGCTATGTTTTCTTCTAATAAAGCATAAGGTAAAGCACCAGAATAATCTATAGGACTGTAATAATCAAATCCACTTACATAAGGTTTAATAACATATATTTCAACTTCGTTACCATTACCGAATCCAAATGCAGGTATTTTTCTTATTTGTTCAGTTGGTTTTTTATTTTTCCAATCATTATGATAATACCAAGCTTCAATTTGTCCTTTATCATTACATTTTTCTGCTCTTAATGTTTGCATTGGAAAGTGTAAAACTTGTTTTACTTGTTTCTTTTCCATTACAACTTGCATTGCAGCCATTCCTAAAAGTTTACGTTCTAAAGCTATTTTCTTTAAATCAGCATCTTTTATAATAGACTTCATTTGTGCATATTCATTAGGCTTTTTATTAGAATCTAAAGCATCTAATCCTTTGCCATAAATCATATTAGCAACACCTGTTATAATAGCACCATTTGTAGCAGAATACAAATACCTATCAATCAAATATTGAAAGTAATTGTTATCACTTCCATATTCAATAAAATCATTCTTTTTATTTTCTTGTATTACAGGACTTGTATAAGCACTTAAATTTACTATTGATATATTACTCATATATTTTAAATTCGTTGTTTGTAACGTTTGCTACGTATTCATTTTGATTGACTGTATATGTATCTGTGTTTTGATTAGTACAAAAAACTTTGTCTTTATAAACTATATCATTATTGTTTTTAATAGTCAAATTATAAAACGTATTTTCTTTTAAATCAAAAATAGTTGTCGTTGTTAAATAATAATCAGATAGGAAAAAATCAGCAGCTATATTTGTTTCTGTTCCTGTTGTTTCGTTTCTTAAAACAATAGTAGTAGCTTTTAATTCTCTTGGAATAAAGCTAAAAGTTTGTGCAGTTTCTTGTTCTTTTAAAATTATCATAATCTATTTTATTTAATAATAAATTTAACGTAGAATTGTTTTAAAACAAAAAAGGCATACTAATTAAAGTACACCTTTTTAAAAAACAAACAAAACAAATATTATGCTACAGTACCTTCAACAATAGAAGCCAATATTCCTGTAGTTAATGGTCCAGTAACGAAATTAGCAGGTATTTTTTCCATCCCTTGAAATTCCATTTTATAAGATGAAGCATCACCCATTGCAGCACCTGTAGATACTGTTGCAGTAACTAAATCCATTCCTTTAGTCAAACCTGCCATAAAGAAATTACCATTGTTATCTTCAACTATAACTTGTGGACGTCCATAAGCTAATAATTTAAGTTGTTTATGGTCAGCAATAGTTAATTTTTTAATATCCAAAGATAATTTTTGGTCTACAAAAGTAGTTCCATTGTCTCTTGAACTTGTTACAGTTTGCTCAAAAGTAGAAGTTCCTTTTAATTCGTATTTGTAACCAATTGGTGTACCACCTAAAGCAGTGATTACATCCTCTTGTCCTGCAGTTGCAGAATATGTTACTGTTGTAGCATCACCCCAATTAATGAAGTAAACTGCTCTTAATCCACCAAGACTGTCTTTACATTGTACAGCCCTTCCTAATGATATATCGCAAGGCATAATTTTATATTTTTAAAGTTAAAAAAAAGGGTAGGCAATTTTACCTACCCTATATTTAGTATTATAATTCAGATTATGCAGTTGGTGTGTAAAGTACAATTTCAGCACCTACACCATATTGAACTGCAGCAGTAAATCTCATTACTACTCTTACATTTTGACTTCCGTCAATGTCTTGTAAATCAATGACTTGACATTCATTTTGGTCAGATAACAAACCTGTTCCAAAGTATAAGTTAGATTTTTGAGCAGCAATAGCATAATCATTTGTCATACCGTTACAAACAAATATTTTAACACCATCAAAAGAAAGTGAACCATTGTTGAACCATTGTGTACCTTGTGCGTTTGTACCATTAGCACCTAATCCAGAAGCTCCAAATCCACCTAAAGCACGTACATAATCACGAGCAATTGATTGAGAAACGTAAAGATACAAATCTTCTTTTCCATACAATGCAGCAGGAATAGCATCAACAATTTTTCCAAGTTCAGCAACTACATTAGTAGCAGTTACACCACCTGAAGCACCAGCTACGTCAATAACAGTAGCATCAGCAGTTGTAAGTGTAATGAATCCGTCAAATTCTCCAGCGTTAGCAGTAACACCTTTCCAAATGTTTTGTTCTGTTTTTTCAGCAACTTTAGCTACAACGTGAGACAATAAGAAATCAGCAAATGATGGAGGCAAAGTGTCAAATGCAGAATATCCCATTTGAATAGCTTCCCAATCAGAACGGAAGTCTTTTTTACACAATTGTAAATTTACTTGAAATTCTTCTGGAGTAATAATTCTTTCTGTAAGAGTTACAGTAGATGTAGCATCAAAATCACAAGTTGCATTTTTTACAATCGCATCTGTAGCAATTCGTTTGATTACTTCTTTAAAAGCAATGTTTGGTTTAACTTCAATACCACCATTGGCGATAGTTGAACCTGATAATAATGCAGCAGAGATATATTTTCCTGCAAATTCTCCTGCATAAGTAGTAGTTATTGACGTAGTTGTTGCCATCAGTTTTTAGTTTTTAATTTATATTATTATTATTATTTTTTTTCCATACAAAACCTAAATAAGTTTTGCGTTTACCATTTAATGCTCTCCAAAGACTTTTTCCATCTCCTTTTACAGAACTATAAGCTTCATAAAGATTATCAAATGAATTTAAAAGAATTCCATTTTTATTATATTTTTCTATTATGTATTCAGTTTTAGATTTAGATAAAGATAATTTAGTACTATCTTTCATTTTAATACCTGTATTCCAAACTTCTCTACCTTTTAATGCATTTGATAATTTTAATTTAGTTTTTTCAGAAGTGACTTTATTTGCAGTTCCTCCTCCTGATAAATTGTAATTATTTTTATCGTTAACCCATTTTAAATCCACAATAAAATGTTCTTCTTCTAAAGCTTCATTTCTGCTATCAAAAAAAGCTAAAGGAATCATAGTAAAATTTTTTTTACCATACTTTTTTATTGCTTTTTGTAAAGCTGTACCCGAACCTAAATATCCATCATTAAGATTTTCTGTAGAATGAATACCTACATAAGTCTTTTCATTTATAATATTTTTTGTCTGATACGTAAAATGAAGCATTCTTTTTATTTTTTAATTAAAAAGTTTTGCCATAACTATATCTTGTGTTGTCATTTGGCGATTAGTTGATATTTTATTTAGTCTTAATTCAGATTTAACTTCTGGCGAATGTGTTAATGGTTCAACAACAACATCAGAACTTAATTCTTCTTTTACTTCTTTTGCTAATTTTAATTCAGCAATTTCAGTACGTAGTTTTTCAATTTCAGAAAAGAACATTTCTTTAGAAACTGATTCTACAATTCTTTTAGGAGTTGCTACTGTTTCAGCTTGTGCTTCAACCTCAACTTCTACTTCGGCTTCTGGAGCTTCTTCTTCTACAATGGCTTCTTTAATTTCAGCAATAACACCTTCAACTGCTACAACTAAAATCATTCCGTCTTCAAGTTCGTATTCTCCAACAGGTACAGGAATTTTATCCTCACCATTTACAATAAAAACATTGTTATCCATTTCAAAAGCATCTGCTTCTATAATAGTAACTCCATCTTTAAGTTTCATTTGAGCAAGTTTTACTTCCATACCCAAAAGAGTTTTAATTTCGTTTAGTACATTCATATTACATTTTTTTTATTATTAATTATTATTATAACTTTTTGTTATAAATTACGAACTTACACTTGTTATAACTCTTGCAGTATTTGTGTTTGTAACTGTACTTATTTGTTGATTAAAAGTAGAACCTATTCCTTGTTCTTGTAATTCTCCATTACAACACTTTTGAGAGTATTTACCATCTTTACATAAGCAACCTCTGTTACCACCTTTTGGTGAACTTGTTTTATTTCCCATAATTTTATTTATTAAATTCAGCATTAGTTATTATTGATTTTATTTTATCTATTAATTCTTGTTCTTTAGCAAGTTCTAAACTCATTTCTAATTTGTCAGAAAAATATCCTTCTACACTTATTCCTAAATAAGTTCCGTTTTTAATTTCTTCCCAAACTTTATCATTGTCAATACTCATAATAACTGCCCAAGCACCTTCTACTGCATTTAAATCATACAATGCAGTTTTATCGATTTTAGGATTGTCAACTGTCCAAGATTCTACAACTGAAACACCTTCAACTTCTGTTTTGTGTTCTAAAGTAGCATTGTTATTATTTAGTTTTTTTAAATATAATCTTGCTGCTTTGTTTACAGTTTCTTTTGAAAATTTAATATTATATTCATAATCACCATTTTTTCTGTAAATCAATTTATCTGGAACTAAAGCTAATCCTATAATAATTCTTTTCTCATCATCAACTGATTTAAATTCAATTCGATGGTTATTTAAAGCAACCCAGTTTTCTTCTATTGCAGGAAACTTTACTAAACTTAAAGCATCTATACCATCTTTATCTTGACTTTCGTCAATAAACAATTCTATTGTTTCTAATTTTTTACCCATTGTAAATTGGTTTTATTAATTTTTTTATTATTCAACATTTGACTTAACATAGAATAACTTATTTTATTAAATTCAGATGCTTTTCGCAATGATTCAAATATCATTTCAGTTTCTATATCTATTATTTTTTTATTGTTTTTACCTAAACAAGAATTACGCATATTTGATTTGTAATCTTCATTTTGTGTAAAAGAATAATCTTTAGTATTTTTATTATAATCAGTTAATCTAATTTTCCTTTTTAATTTTTCATCTTCATTCATATTAGCAAAGCCTTCTCCACCATCAGTCATATTAACTAAATTACCAAATTTTAAATCTTTCCTTCCGTAATAAGAAATTAAATTTCTTTCTACTTCTTTAGCAAATTCATAATCAATATTATTAGTTAAAATTTGAACTTCATATCCATATTTATTAACTATGTTACTCCAATGTTTATTTCTTCCGAATTTAGAATATGCTCTTTTTTTAGAAACACCTATTCCTATATAAAAAACTTCACCGCAAGGTTTTATATGTCTATATACTAAAGCCATAAATTTATTTTAATTAAAAATAAAATTAAATAACTTTTGTTTATCCTATTGAAGCACTTGAAACTATGTTTCTATCTAAACTTTGTTGTGTTGTAACATCATTAGCTACTACAAAAGCCTTTATAGGTTGTTGTTGTTGATTACCTATTGTTTGTGCTAATTGATTTGTAGAACTTGCACCTACTACGTTGAATGATGGAGCAGCAGGAGCTGAACCCATTCCTCCGCCACTTGGAGCAGAACCACCACCTCCACCACTTGGAGTTTTTACTGCTAATATAGATTGTACATTTTTCAATCCACCTGCTATTGCTAAACCTGCAGAAATATAAGGATATGCTGGACCTATAATTGATATTGGATTTAATTGTGCATTTTTAAAAGCAGACTGTGCTGCTGCATAAGTATCTATTGTAGCTCCTGCTACTGCCGCTGCTTTTCCTGCAGTTGTATTTTTACCAACTAAATCAGCTATTTGACCTAACATTGCAGAACCCCTTTGTAAGTTTTGAATTTTTGCATCAGCTAATTTTTCAGCAATTACTTTTTGAGCATCAGCATTAGCTTTTGCATCAGCAGTTGATTTTATTCCTTTATCTGCTTCAGAAGCATAATATTCAGTGTCTAATTGAGCTAATTTTCTTTTGTGTTCTTTTTCTATTTCTTCAATAGATAAACCTTTATTTAATAAATCTAATTTTTTGGCTTCAAAATCGGCATTTTCTTTTTCAACTTTAATTTGATTTTCAGTTTTTAAAGCATCTTCATTTGCTTTTCTCGCATCTTTAATTAATTTTTCAGATGCTTCATATTCTTCACGTGCTTTTTCACCTTGACTGCTAATTAAAGCTTGGCGTTCTTCTTCTAATTCTTTTGCTTTTGCAATTGCATCTTCTTTTGCTTTATCAGCTGCAGCATTATTTTTATTTCTTATTTCATTATTATGATTAGTTTGTTCTTGTCTTATTTCAACATTTTGCTTTCTAATTATATTTCCCTTTTCAGCATTTGCATCATTTAAATTTTTGGTTTGTTTACCAAATTCTTCTAATGATTTTCTTGTTATTTCTTCTTGTGATTTTATTTGTTCCTCATCAGCATCTGATGCTTTTAAACTTGCTAAAGCATTTAAATTTTTATGATATGTATTTTTAGCTATTTCTCTACTTGAATTTGCAAAAGCTATTTTTTCATCTATTAATTTTAATTCTAATTTTCTAATTGCATCAGTAGAAGCACCAGATGCTTTAGCCATTGCTAATTGATAATCAGAATTTGTTTGTAATGATTTAGAAGCACTATCAGCAGTTTTAGATTGATTGTTTAACGCAGTTTTATTTGCATTTATAGAAGCAGTGTTTATTTTTGCTGCTTCTGCATTTGACATAAAATAATTTGTTAAGGCAACACCACCAGCAATTAAAGCGGCAACTCCTGCAACAAGTAACCCAATTGGATTTGCAGTCATAGCAGCATTCCATAACCATTGACCAGCAGTAACTATTTTTTGAACTATTGTATATTGCCTAACAACTGCACCTAATTGTCTAAATTGGTCAACACTTTCTCCTATTGCTTGAGCACCACTTGCAATAGCCATAGCAGACTGAACTTTTAAAATAGCCTGTTCTACATCTTTACTTTCAGCACCAACTGCACCTAAAGCACCTGTAACAACTGAAAATCCACCAGCAACTCCTGTTAATGCTCCACTTAACGCTCTAAATTTAGCATCAGGATTAAAGGCATCAGTCAAGGATTTAGCATCTCCTATTTTATCAGCTAATATAGCAGCGTTCTTTGCAGCAGCAACTGCTTCTTTTGATGTTGCTCCAAACTTGTCAGATAACGAAGCTACTTCAGCTTGTGCTTGTCTTAATTGTGATTTTAAACTACCAAGAGATTTTTCAGCATCGCCTAAATTTGATTTTATTTCTAATTCTATTGTTTTCTTTTCAGCCATTTTATTTCTCTTTTGATTTGGTTAAATCCTTGTTTTAATGTTGTTGGTCTTTGATACTTTCCTTTAGCTATTTCAATTAATTCACTTTGTCCGTAAAATTCATCTAATGCTAATAAATCTAAAATATGCTTTATCATAATCTTTGGTCTGTTAATAGTTCAAATTGTACTAATCCTGTTGTTAAATCTGTTGTAAACGTATTAATCAAATACTTTGTGTCTCTTATAATAACATTGTCATTCAATTTAAGCGTAGTCAATATACTTGTTGGTAGTATAGCACTAACTTTAACTAATCTTGCCTTAAAGTTGTATATGTTATTAAAGTATGCAGAGTAATATTCATCATATAAACCATTTTGAACTATTTCATTTGTTAATGTACTTTGTTGTTCATTAAAATTTAAACTATATGTTTCGTCACTTATTAAAGTTTCTTGACCGAATGCTTTATAAACTGTATGCGGAGTTGATGTTCCTCCGCTTGAACTTGTGTTGAAATAAAATTGAGGTACAGTTGTCAATGCAGTTGAATTATAATCATATAAAATAATTGGCTTTGGAATGTATTTTTGTAAGTCTGTTTTTAAAGAATAACCAACTTGTAATAATCCAGATAAATTTGAAAAGTTTAAATCTTCAAATGGTAATTTTATAGAATACTCTTCTCCCTCTGCTGGCGGTATATTTGAATAATGCAAAGAACCATATTCAATACCCGCATTTGAATTAAAACCTACATTTATAACTGATTCACTTTTTTCGTAATCAAAGTTTATTTTTTTGTAAGTCTTTACTCGGTTTAAATTCTTTTTATCTTGAATAACATATTTAGTAATGTCTATATCTGAACCATCTAAATAATAATTTTCAAGTTGTTCAAGTGTATAATTTATTCCATCTTCTGAAAAACAAGTAAGATTAAACATTTTTAGTAATCCAGAAAAGAAATCTTCGACTTTAATTTCTGGAAAATATTGATTAATTTGTAATGTATATGATGGTGTAGTTTGTGATGCTGAATTAAAATAAGCGTTTCTAAATTGGTTGGGATTAAATGCGGCAAAATACTGCCCAGTTGCTCTTATTTCAGTAGTAAAACTAAACACACCAGATGTTCCTACATAAATTTCGAAATAATCATTTGTAGCATTTCTGTTAGATGTATTTTCAATTTCTTTAGTATATACAACTCCAGAAGTTGAATTTAATAATCCACTATCATAATATAATATTCCATTTCTATTTATTTTAATTGAATATGTTACTCCAGAAACAGATGGTGTTAAATTAAAAATCAAAAATTTTTTTAGAAAATAATATTGAACACCACCAGAAACATATCCCGAAACAGCAGTTGTATTTGTAATTTTATCATTTGTTAAATCCACTGTATATCCAGTAAGAATAGTACCGTCTCCACTTTGTGATGTAAGATTAACTTTTGTTAATGTTTCTTTTGCCTCAAATGTATCTTCATTTTTTAACCATAAATAAGCGTTTGTAAATCTTGCATCAGATAAAAAAGAACCATTAAAGTTTAAGTTTAAAATATTACTATCATTTTGAATCATATTAAAAACTGCTGATAATTTTATAGCTGGGAATAAGTCATTGTATCTTATTGGTGTTCCAGTTGCTGAAATATCATATCCGCTTCCATATTTCCAAACATCATCAGAAGTAATTAAAGGAAACATTATATCTGAACTTGTTGTAGTTGTAACTACTTTGTTTTTTACAAAGGTTGGTGTATATTCAAAATCATAAGTAGTATCAGTTAAATCTTTTAACATTTTACCAGCAAACTTATCTTTTAAATTACCTAATGTTCCAATAAAAGTAATTGAATAATCTTTAGCTTGTCCATCTTCTACATTTGCACTTTCTAATTGTATTTTCCCCTTACGAAATGTAATAGTGTCTATTTCAATATAAGCATCAGACTTAACTAATGTACTGAATGGCTCATCATTTGAGTTGTCGTACCAATGTCTGAATATTTTATTATTTTGCTTTGATGCAGGAACTGTAAATGTTTGGCTAAAATCAGTAAACGTTTTACTAATATCGTTGATGTTTTGTATAGAACTTGTTACCGAAATTTTTTCATCATCAAACAAATCAATTCTATTATAGTCTAAAGTATCAACATCTTTTATGTATATAGCTACTGTTATCATACTACATTATTTATTGATGCAAAAGAATATTCAAACTCCATTTCATAATTTATCAATCTGTCTTTCAATGTGTTTTTATAAGTAATTGATTTGTTTTTTATTAATACGGGTTTGCTATCTAATAATATTGTCTGACTGAATAATAAGTCTTTTAAAATAATATTCATTGATTCATCCACCCATCCTGTATTACATTTTATAGTGTCATCGCCATTAGTGTTAAAAGTTTTCTTTTGACCTATTAAAGCATTATAATTATAATCTTGTGTCAAATTATAAACTGTATTTTTCATTGATGTACTGTCCTCTTTTGCCTTCATAAAGTAAACATTTTCCCAGCCACCCTTCTTTGAAATAAACGAACATAACAAAGGTGTATATTTACATTCTTCGTCTGCATCAATTGTTCTTTCCCAAAGTAAAGTACTACCTCTATACAATCCTACTCTATAAGGAAATGTTGAGTTCCAATATGGTGATTGTAAAAATACTTTTTTAACTATTGGATTAGTATTTGCCGGTGTGATGTCAATTGAGTTTGTAGCACTTCCATCGGTGTATTTTACTGAATAAGTATTTGAACCACTTTTCTGTAATAGCACATCAATATACGAACCAAAATAAGATAAAGTATCACTTGAATTTAAAGCATTAATACTTATACTTGAATCTACTTTTATAAGTGTATTATCAACTGTATAAAATTGGTCAATAGTTGGATTGTAATGAATTACTTGTGTTACAGGTGTATAACTATAAATTGTATCATCTGAATAAACTTTTAAATCTGATGTCATTGGTAATAAATCAACGTTTAAATCAGAGTTCATTCCATCCATATATTCCGTATAGCCATCAACTGCAAGATAAGTAGTTGCTGAACCTACTTCAGCTTCAACTTCTGCAATCGTTCTATATTTTCTAACTACAACTGAACAATAAATATTTCCACTTTCATTTACATTGGCATAGTCTGGATTTATATTATTTAAATATTCTAATACAAAATTAGATATATTATAATACGTTCCATAATTCACAGAAGATGCAATGTTTTTAGAAAATGAATAACTTTTTAGCAAAGTACCACCACTTGAACTTATATCCAATGTCAAACGTGTTGCAGTTTGAGTTGCTACTTTTATCTCAATTATATACGGACTTCTTGCGAATATTATATTTGCCATTAGTTACCTTCTAATACGTTAATTCTTGCAGTTAATTCTTGAATAGCTTTAATCATAACTGGTAAAAGATTTCCATATCTTGCTTCTAATTGGTCTGGGTCTAAATCAGAAACTAAATCTAAATTTTCACCTATTAATGAATCGTTTTGTAATTCTAATAAATCTTGTGCAATAAATCCAGCTGATTTAATTCCAACTCTACCTTCATCTCTTTGATTCCAAGTAAATGTAACTGGCTTTAATTTATTTATAAATTCTAATCCTTCTGTTATTTCTACGATATCAGTTTTATCTCTTTCGTCTGATAATGATGTGATAGTTTGTACATTACATTTTAAAGCATTGACAGATGTATTTCCCATAACAATTTGATTTGAAGTATTTGCTTGTGCTCCATATCCTAAACAAGTTACATTAGATTCAGTAGTAATACTTGTTCCTGCAACCGCACCAACAGCTGTATTAAAGCTACCTGTTAAATTATTTATAAAAGTATTGATACCTATTGCAACATTATCTGTTCCGGATGTATTAGAGGCTAAAGAACTTGAGCCAAAAGCAGAATTATAACTTCCACTTGTGTTTAATTTTAAAGAATCATTTCCTAAAGCAGAATTATAACTTCCAGTTGTGTTTGAGTTCAAAGTAGTATTTCCGACAACCGTATTGGTTACAATATTGCCTAATCCTTTTCCAACTTTAACCCCATTAATAACCGCATCATTTACCGTTGTTAATGTACCCGTAATAGTTGGACTTGCTAAAGGTGCTTTTAAATTTAATGCAGTTTGAGTTGCAGTTGATACTGGTTTATTTGCATCGCTTGTGTTATCTACATTTGTTAAAGTAGAAAAGTTAGTGTTTGTTGTAATAAATGCGTTTCTTAAAGTGTCTCCAGTATTATCGTTTGCACTTGTTCCTACGTTAATTGTTGTAATTGCCATTTTTTTTATTTTTAAATTAGTTTTATTTTATATCTTTTAAATTATAATCTACCATTGTTTCAACATCTTGTCCAAATGCTTTTATTAAATCTACATCTATATATTTTTTATATCCTGCTTCAAATGGTTTAGTGAAAAATAAAGAAGGTTTAATTCCATTTAAAAATATACTTCTTGTTATTGCATATTGCAAACCTTTTCTTGATTGAAATTCTCCTTTAGCGTTTCTTGGTGCAATACCTTTTCTTACCATCCATTTATCAAATGCTTTTGCAGGAGGCATTTTATTTTTATAACTATATGGTGTATTGTATTTTTTAATCTTACCAGAAACTCCTTTATCCTGATAAATACCATAATCAACCATAGAAAAGCCAACTATGTTAAATCCTTTGTCAGTTACAATTTCACCTTTAATAGAATTATAAAGTTCTTTAGAACTATTCTTTCCACTTTTGGTTAAATTACTTCTTGATTGTTGGATAACATAATCCCTGAATTTAATTAAAGTCTTTTGAACTTCTAACATTTGCTCATTTGGTTTTGTATTACCATATCAAAAGTAACTGTAACTCCTGCTAATTTATTTTCAAATCTTTCTGTAAAGAATTCACAAGATGGTGTGCCTGCTAATTCATAATCATCTCCAAATTTACCCATTCTTAATACTTCCAAGAATCTATTAACTACCATTAATTGTGTATTTAAAACATCTTGCTCATTGTCATTACCTAAAAATATATCAGTTGTTAATGATTTACTTTCATCTACAATATCCATACATAATATAGACACATTGTAATTCCAAGTTGAACCTAAATATGTTGCTGAATTAATTATAATATGGCTCAAAGGAAAGATTGTAAGCTTGTTTAAATCAACTTTAAATATATCTCCAATAGTAACTGTATTTACAAATAAATCTTCCTTTAATTGGTTCTTAATTGCTTGTGTTATTTCGTAATAATGTGATGTCATCTATTCTGTCTTTTAATTAAATCAGCTTCTATTTTATTCTTTTCTTTTTCAAATGTTAGGTATGTTAAACATTGATTAATTGGTAATCTTGTAACTGCGTCAAATCTGTTAAGGTCTCCTTGAGCAAGAGCATAGATTGAACTATACCATCCCCACTTTTGTCCGAAGTTTGCTGTTGCAGAATATTCTGTACCTCCGTGTCCTTCTCCAAATAAGCTATCGTAGCTTTCAATAATTCGTTGCCTAAACGATAAAAAAAAACCGTTGCACCTAAACAAACATCTAATGGTGCAAACTTCATTACTTCAGCATAGGTTATTGTTCCATTATAATCTTCAATCTCATACGTGCCATTTAAGCCCTTCTTTTTAATTGGTCTATACAATACTGCCATTGCTTTATGTATCTCATCCCAATCAGTTATATACGTATCTAAATCAGTATATTCTCCAAATGTCATATCTTCTAAATTAGGAATAAAACCAAATTCAGTTCCACCCATTTTAAATGTAGGTATAAAAGAATGATTCTGGTTAAACATATTTCCAATAGATGTAGTTATATCATTTACATCTTTATATTTAATTGAAGCAACTTCTTTTAAATCTATTCCGCAAAATATCTGTACCATCTTTTGATGTAGAAATTCTGAATCTTCATTGTCTTTAGCTATCTTTAAAAAAGCCTGATACTCTGAAAGTTTTATTTCACTTAATTTAGTTGGTATTGTTATTTCTAACTTCATTTGATTTGTTTTTTATAATAATAAAATAAAGTGTAAATTGTATTAAACAAAAAAAAGACCAGAAGGCTGTTCTTACGGGAAGCTCTACTGGTACTTTAATTAAATTACTAACCTTGTGTTTTTCTTATAGCCATTTCGGATTATCAGCTCCGATGCTTACATAAGAGCAGGTTTACTGACTAATGATTTGCTTGTACTCCAGATTACTGTTAAACCTTTTTCATCCTTTTAGCACCATCATTAATTAACAGTTAGCATTAGTAATTTCCTTTATATCTATTGCAAAGAAGTCCTGTTTAAACATATCTTTGAATAGTGTAATAACCATCTGTTCATTTTCTGCTATTATATTAGCATACTCATAATCTTTTTCGTTGTCAGCATATCTGTACCAACCTTTAACTTCGTATTGTTTCATAATGTTTCTATTTTAAATGTTTCTGTATAGTATTCATCATCATTTAAATTGCCACTACCTCCATAAAAAAAAGCAGTTTTAATCTGTTGCTTTTCTAATTCAAAGAACTTGTAATAATCATTTACAAATTGTCTGCCTTCTAAAGTGTTTGTGTTAAATAAAGCTGGATGCTCTATTTGTAATTGACTAAATAATTCTTGGATTGCTGTTTTCATATTGTTTGTTTTAAGATTAAATATATTTTACAAATATAATACTTTTTGTTATTTATATTTTACTTTAACATTTATTTAACATTACTTTTGATGTAAAGATAAACCCTAATTTTAATAGTTATCCTACTGCAAAAGGTAAGCACTTGCAACCTTATACATTTCTTGCATCTTTCTAATCTCACCTATATTACGTGGCAAATTAATAACCACTTGTATATCTTTAACGTGATGTATATAACATTGTATTACTGCAATTATTTCTCCGTATGTCATTAGTATATAAAGTAAGTTCCTTTGTTTGGGTTTTCTAAATGTGATGTGGCTGCATATCTCATAGCATCTATTGCGTGATTATAAGCATCTATTGGTTTATTCATTTTTACTCCTGTTTTATCTGTTAACCAAATGTAGTTTCTTAATTCGTTAATTAGATTCTTACTTCTTGATGTTACATATATCTTGTTTTGATTGATTAAATTAATGCCATATACGATACTATCTTTTCCTTTTGATACTGGTAACACATTATGTCCATAACTATTCAATTCAGCTATTGATTTTGGTTCTGCACTATCAGCATAAACAATATCATTTACTTCATTTGCCTTTAATAGATTTGATATTTCACTATTCAATAATCCTTTCTTGTATATTACCTCATCAAATATATAAGCATCATTGTATTTATACATAGCAACTAAACTTGTAGGGTCATTTGAATAACCAAAGTCCATTCCATAACACAATACTCTTGCATCTGTAGGTAAATCTATTTCATTCCAATCTGTAATACATACACCTTCTAAACTACCTGTTTGTCCAAGTCCATATACTTGCCACCAATTAGCCCAATATGTAGATGTTAATGCTTTTACCTTTGCTGATTCTATTTCTTTTATAATAGTATCTGATAACGCTTCATTATCTAAATATGTTAATGTAATAAAGTCTATATTATCTTGTGTTAATATTTCTTTATCTACCCAAAAAGAAGATGCAGGGTTATAATCTAACCATATATCGCCTGATGTTCTAATAGCCATTTGATAATAAGAATCAAAGTCAATATTATTACACTCATTAACGTATAAAATATGCCTTCTTGCACCTCTTAATTTGTCAGGTTGGTCAACACTAAAGAATTCAATATAACTTCCATTTGCAAATGTATATTTTAAAGTTGATTTGTTAAACTGTTCATCTTTATATCTACCAAGTGCCATTATAATTTTTAAAAAGTCTTTTAATGCTCCTCTTCTTAAATGTGGAATAGATTCAGATACAACACTTATTTCAAGCATTGGTTCTTTTATTGCTTTATCAATTAACAAAGGTAGAATACCAAATGTTTTACCAGCTGATGTTCCACCTCTAATAACTTTAATACGTTGCTTTAAACGCAATAACTTTTTAATTGCAGTAGTTA